ACGCATCAAAAAAGGGTGGACCACGTTTGGCCACACCCTTCAAAACAAATCATTGTTGGATGACTATCCTTTAATCAAACTTGTCACCAAAGGTAGAACAGAAATGGCACACAATGCAACACCTGGCCAGCTAATGCCGTGGGCATATATGTCGTGGCATGCTGTGGCGGCTATGAGGCCACCTACTGTGCGCTTGGCTGACCACCTACGCAAATCACCTTTGTCTTTAAATGCGCTGGTGACGTCAAAGCGCTCAAGCACCTTGAGAAGGTCAATAGGTCCAGATAAGTTCTGGCGTCTTTCCGTCTTGCTCATGGCAGTTGTCTAGGTGGATGAAGGTAGAGCCAATGCCAATGCGTGTGAAGCCAGCTTCTAGGGCTGCACTGATAATGCAGTAGCGTTGGTGTGATGTCGTCGCGGCAATGTCCGCAGCTCTTCCAAGTAGGTGCGCACTGGTTGGGCTTGTCTTGTACCCTTGACGTTTTAGCTTGGCTTGGTGTGCCTCGGTGCGATAACCACTGGTGACGACAAAGGGAATGCCTGCTAGCGTCCGTGCCTCGTCAATCATATCTAGGAAGCTGTCACACATCAGATGGCCACTGCCTGGCTGATCAGGACTGTCAAACTCTGCGTAATTAAACCACCTCATTTCTTGCGCTCTTCCCTTGCTTGCATTGCACGTTCCACATTCCACCATATCAGTGTCACTCCTGCCACAACTGCAACGGCATCGTTGACCACATCCACCCACACCGCACCGACATACGACACGTTTAACATGTTCTGTACGTGTGCCTTTATCTGTGTCATAGTTCTTCCTCTTCAAACCAGCCGTTGTCAATCATGTACTGCTCATCTCGTATGGTCACAGTGTCTGGCAGAATCAACCCAAATGGGAACATGCCCAATTGGTGGATGGCACTAGACAACTGGAATCGTTCGTCTGGGTCCAGCTCTGGGAACACACTTACGAGCTTCTCCAATGTACAGCTAGGATGTACTTTGATAATGTACGTGCTATCCACAACCAATGCAGCTTCGTTGGCATCGTCTGGGTGTGTAATCCAAGGAAACAAGTTGTTGTCTGCCTCGTCTTCTGACTGCTGAAACACAGGAAAGCTGATATTGTACAGCTCCCGTGTGATGACCTTGGCACGTTCTAGGCTGTTCAAGAAGCCCTCTGGGTTGATTAGTATGTATTCCATCAATAAGTACCGTAATGGCCATCAATAGCGTCTGACAACGCATTGCGATCGTGTGTGTTTGTTGCTTGCGACCATACGCAAAACTCCTGCAGCTTGCCGTTAAACTTGCCAGCACCACTATCTGGCCTGTGGCCCAAAGCAAAGGCACTTGTGGCATGGTTCACTGTGCTGTTCACATTTGTATCCGTCAGGTCAACGTCGTTGAGCACAGCCTTACTGTGGTTCTGTTTGAACTGGCCCACGCCAATGTATTGGGTATTCGTTGAGATGCCACCTGCTGCACTTTGCACTCTTGACAACGTGTTATTTTGAAAGCGTGCCATGAATCGCATGGTAGCGCTTGCCAGGCTCAGCAACCCAAAAACTTGGTTGCTTGTAGAGCCATCCCATTGCGCAGCCACATAACCTGCAGCAGATACGTTATCAAATTGGTAGACACCCGCAAACGTCAGAACGGCATTGCTTGACGGGTTGAGTGTCACGCTTGCTTTGTCCATGTAGTGCGAGGTTCCGTTAAAGTCAACAGCTGGATGGTTGTTGACTGTGACTACAGCGCCACTGGCCACAATTTGAGGTTGGGCGCTTGTGCTGTTTTGGATAAGGCTATTGCTGCCAGCTTGATCGTACCATGTTTGCACAAAGCCGTCACCACTTCCACAAAAAGACAACAGCGCTGCTGTATCTAAATCACCATCAGACGTAAATCCAACGCTCGCAGTCGCGTTGTCCGAAGACCTGCGCACAACAATTGGACCACCAATGTAGTCACTGCGCACCTTGCGCAAGCTGTAGGCAGCTGTCGCCTCTGTGTATGTGTCCAAGAGTAGTGCCGTGCTTACCTCGCTGTATGTGATTAGATAAGAAGCACGGCCACCTGTGTTTTTGGCTTCATATTCATGTATCAAATCAATTACACCAGCCAACGTGACACCTGCGTTGGGTTGTGCTGAACTGCCAATAGCACTCCAACCAGAATCGCTTGCACCAGTCCTAGCATTGCCATTGCGGTATATTCTGCGTTGGATATTTGTGCCAGCTGCTGGTGACTCGCCTTGGAAATCTGTAAACTCACCTTGGCCGTTGGTATTGTATATAATGTACTGCTCTTTGGTTTCTCCTGCGCCTATGACGCTGCTCCAATCTTGGCCAAAGAAAAACCTTGCTTCATTGTGATAAGTCTGTGAAATGCCGCCCAAGTTGCTGCCAACATTCCACACATTGGCGAGTGCATCGTTGTTGTTTGGCTTGGCGTAAGTCGTGACGGCACTAGTGTCTTTGCCTTCCTGCACAGCTGTGATGTCCAACAAATTGCGGCCCACCCTAACCAAAACAACCTCATCTATGGCAGGAGTAAACACGCGCGTCATGGACAACATGCCGTAGCGCGAGCTAGTAACCACATCCTTAAAGCCCTGACCAAGTGAAAAATATTGATAATCACCATTGTTCACCAGTGATCCACGCTCTAAAACCTTGGACCTTTTGTGAAAGGCACATACTTCCTCCACCACGATTTGATTGATTGTACGTGGTGTGCTTTGCTCCTGGTTGACCCATCCACTTGATGCCACCCAATTAGTACCGTCGTACACCTCGATGCCTCCAAAGTATGTTTTGGCACCTCTGTCACCTATCAGCGTTTCACCTAGGTCTATCTCCGTCCTGCCTGTATCGGTGTGCGCTCGGTGTGTGAATTTGCTGACGGCTTGTACTTCTCCATTTGCCTTCCTGTAGGCTCCAACCTCTACAAAACGAACTGTTAAGCTGTTGCCATAGGTGTTGTCTACATTGTTTGCCGAATCGTAGGCAAGAAGCTTTGGCAACAATGTGAGGTCTGTGAATGGTCCATTGCTGCTCGGTAATGCTCGACTCAAACCAAATTCAAATTGCACCACGAAATCAAAGTTTTCGTTGGCGTCATGCAGATATCCTTGCTCTGTGTTGCTCCTATTGAGGTAGCTGTAAGTGCCAACATCTGATGACCAAGCTGCCACGTTTACACTGCCTGGTGTGTAGTTGACATTGTCCGTAAATGTACTTGGTCTGCCTTCTGGGTTGCTGTTCAATTGATGCGCTGCCAATTCGTTGAGCGTGGACAACACGTTGTTGTAATAGATTGTGTCGCCGTTGTCGTCGGTCAACGTGATAGAAAATGTTGGAATTAATCTCTTCAGCCTGTCGCCACCAGTGAAAGAATAGCTGTTTTCGTTTTGTATCCTTATGCTGCCTCTTATTACCAACTGGTCACCAGATTCGTAGGTATCATTGGAATCATAAAGCTGCGTGTTGGGTGCGACATTGGTCGCATAAATAACACCTTGATCACCTTGCGTGTTGCGAATCAATCGAACGTCACCAGCTGGAGGCAAGAAAGTCCGCGTCCAGTTGGCGCCTTTGATGTTTTTGTAGACAGGCGTGAACGGTGAATAGCTGCCGTTAAAATGGTAATCATCTTCATATGTAGTCAATGCAGATTCACTGCCATCCCATTTGTAATTGCGGCCTGAAATGGTGCCGTAGTCTGTGACGGCTGTCCAGAACCTCAAAAAACAATCCTGAATTGATACCGCAAGATTCAATGTAAGACAAATGCTTTCCAGCACATCGTATGCGCTGAAGTATTCGTTGACTCCGTCTTGCCCTTGCTTGTGGAATGTCCTGTGATGAACGCGCATGCGTTTTGGCGTACCACTGGACGTACTAGGTGGATAGCCGCTGTACAACTCATCGTCCACGCTGATGTTGCTTTCTGCTATTACTAAACGCGGTGCACCGCCATAAAGTGCGCCAATAGCTTGCGCCACATCGAACAAAAGGTGCTTGCTCTGCACGTTTTCAATGTGCTGTTTTATTGTCTGGTGGTCGGTGTAGGGATTGCCAGCGTTGTTGTACTTGACATCGCGCAACATAGCCAGGCCGTCAGTGCCAACAAAGGTTGCTTGCACGTTGTCGGCATCGTCTGCTATGCTAGTAGCTTCTGGAAGGATGACGTAGAAGGGTGAGGCTTGTCGTGAACTCGTTGTGATATTTGTGCGCACTTGCATGAAAAACAGGCCGTCTGCTCCAGTAGCCATGTCAGACAACACGCTTTCCAGCTCTGTTGGGTTTTCCCAAATAGTTGTCACCTCAAGCTTTTGCGTCCAGATGCCTGGCATCAACGCGGTTTGGCTTGGACCTTCATAGCTTTCTCTGAAGCCGTCAGGCCCTAGGTGGAATTCCCTGCCTAGGTCTGTGCCAGAGGTATGCTTGTACAGCACAACGTACCTTGTTTCGCCTCTTTGGTTTACTCCTTTGCCGTATGCGACTCTGTGGTAGCTCATGCGTAACGTTGTCTGTCGGTGGTGGTACGTGTGTTGCTCAAGTAGATGTCACTGCCGCTGATGCGTCCAAATACCTCTACTGCGTTGCTGCTCATCATGTCTTTTAATTTAGACAATGGCGCGATAACCTCGGGATCTATCCTTGCGTTTCTGTTATCACCAACCAGTGCAGTAGTTGGACCAAACGCAAGGCCGCCATTGGCTAGGGCTGGAATTTGTACGCTGTTGATGAGTCCCATGCCTGCACCAATAAGGCCAGCCATAAGCAGCGGGAAGGCTGGGCCTGCCTTTGCTGATCCTGTTGCTGCATTCTCTACAACTTTGGCCTTTGCCGCTGCCAAGTATGCCAACACAACTTGTTTGGCAACTAGCAAGGCGGCAGCACCAAATGACATTGAATCTTGGACAGCTTGCTGCACTCCACTTGAGAAAGCGTCAAGCATTGTTTTCATGCTGTCGCTCATTTTCTCAACGTTGTCGGTGACGTTGGCACTTACCTCAACTGTGACGGCTTCAAGTTTTTTGAATAGGTCTGTGACTGTTTGAGTAGCTGGCGCCAAGGACTCCTCAACTGCTGCACCAGCTCCACTAAAGAGGGAGCTAAAGCGCTCCATGATTTCGGCACGTGTAGGCAAGGCGTCTTCACCTAACAAGTCAATCTCCTCCGCATAGATAGCCTCATTGACTGCATCAATTAAGTCGGAGCCTATTTCTGCGCCTGTCGTCACTACGTCAACAGCAACATCTTTAAGGCCTGTTGTAATGGTGTCAAACGCTCCGCTAAAGTCGCCAGAGATGAGTTGCGATAATGACTTGACAAGCGTGCTAATAATGTCAAGGGCTGCACGGAATGCTGTGGCAATTGCTTTGCCTAGATTTGTGAATGCAGTTTGGACAAAGGCCACCACGATGCGAATAGGTACAATCTTGTTGTACAGCATGATCATGAGGTTGGCCACCTGGGTAATAATGGGACGCACGTCATCGTAGAAGTAGACAAACGCTGCAACGAGCGCACCAATGGCCAACACGCTTGCGCTAATAGGTGACGTTATCAAAGTCAAGCCTTGCACAATCTTTGGCAGAATGGTGAGTAATGGTCCGAACGATCCGACTACACCACCAATGGCAATGCCTATTTGCTTTGTGCTATCGTCTAGCTCTGTGAACTTTTGCGCCAAAATAGTAAAGGCGTCCAACGCTTTGCTGGCAAATGGCAACAGCTGTTTACCCAATGACGCTGCAGCAAGCTTGGCGTTGTCTAAGGCCGTGCTAAACTTGCCAGTGACAGTGTTGCTCAAGCGTAGCATGGCGCCAGCAGCAAAGCCGCCTTCCTGACTGAAGCCTTTAAGCACGTCGTTGAACTGCTCTACACTGACAGCGCCCGCACCTAGCTTGTCGGCTGGCAATCCTGTTGCCTCTGCGAGTGCTGCAAAGATTGGAATACCACGCTCCGCCAATTGGTTAAGGCTCTCCAATTCCACCTTGCCTTTGGCGTTAACCTTTGAAAAGATGGCGGCAATGTCGTCAATGCCCGCGCCACTGGTAGCAGCGATGTCACCAAGGAACTGCAACTGTTCGTTGACTTGCGACACATCTGTGCCGCTTGCAATAAGCTGACGCGCTGACTTGGCAACTGCGTCAATTTGAAATGGCGTCTTGGCAGTGAAGTTGTTCAGCTGCTGCATCATTTTTGCAGCCTGTTCCGTGCCTCCTGTCAAGCTAACAAACGATGTTTCCAGAGTCTGCAAGTCTGCTGCGCTCTTTAATGCCGCTGCACCCACGCCAATGATTGGCAAGGTTACACTACGCGTCATGTCCTGACCAAGCTTTGTGATGTTGCTGGTCATAGAGCGCATGTTGCGCTGCACCCTTCCGAGGCTCTTATTTAGATCGCGCGTATCTGCGCCAATCCGTACTACGAGGTCACCTAGTTTTGCCATCTTCTTCTGTTGCTAGTGCCATAAGCTGCGACCAGCCTTGACCTGGATTCTTTTTATTTGATTCTTCCCACGGGAAGGTGGCAAGGTCTTTAGGTTTGATGCTTGCTCCCTTCTTGGTATGTACGTTCAGCAACAACGCGGTTTGCCATCGGACGCGCTCCCAATTGGAACGGTCGAACTGTTCCTGGGATTTGCATCGACCACGCACCGCGTTGCCAAACTCACGAAATGTGAAGTCATAGAGGGAGTCAGGCGTAAGGCCCAAAAGCCCTAGGCCCAACTCCTCTATTTCGTCCCATTCAAGTGGATCTCCTGACTTGTCTCCGTCGTTTTTTTTTCTGGCGACATAGACTCCTCGATGACTTTCATCACCGCTGGCAAATCAGTCACATCCACAAGCCCTAGAAAATCATCAATTTCCATTTTAAATTCCATGCCTTGCTTGCGGCATCCCTCCTGTACAAAGTAGTACAACAGTTCTGGCATCATGGTCACGTCCTCGCTGTCAAGTGTTGCCACCTTGTTGCCTGTGGCACGTTCAAAAGAACGCCAGGCACGCATGTTGGCCTTGACGGGAAAGGTCTGGTTGTCTAGGGTAATGTTCATTTATCAGACGTGTGCTTGGAAGGTGATGGCGCTGACGCACTCAAGGGTGCAAGTGTAAGAAGCATTGTCTTCAGTACCTGCGCTCAACTCCAAAGAAGTGATGTAGGCTTCAAAGATAATTTCGTCATCTCCTGCAATCTCTTCTTCTGTAGTCCAGTTAATAGCAGCCACCTTTACATCTTGCTTTGTACCAGCCAAGAAAGCTGTCATCAACTCATTGTAGCCATTGGCTGCGTCCTGCGCATAAAAGGCAGTGAAGTTGACGGACAAAGATTTCAAGCCTGGAAGCAACGCGCGGTATCCGCCATTGTTTTTGCTTGTGGTGTCGCGTGTTTCTGTTGAAACGCTGACGCTCATATCTGTTACGTGGTCTGCAATGACGGGTGTTGAAGCGTCATTTGCAAACATGACCGTATAAGTTGAGCCATTGAAAATTCCTGTTGAGGCCATTTTATTCGTTGTTAGGGTTGTTTTTAATTCTATCTGCAATCAGCATGTTGATCAGCACGTCCAAGTACCCAAACACTTTGTTGTCGGATTCTGTTGGCGTGATGTTGACCACTAGCTTAATAAAGGCAAGCAGTCCAAGGACCAACTCACCAAGGTTGTCTGTAAACCAGTCGGGAGTAATCATGTGTCTATCGTGTTATTCTTACTGTGTAATCCTGGACGCTCACATACAAGCTGCGCTCTGCGCTTACCTCTGTGACTTCGTTTGTGTACTGGATGCTTTGCACTGTGACAGCGCCACCAGACACGCTTACGGTCTTGCTCTTTCGGTCTAGTGCAGCACGTACCTTGTCGGCCAAGTCGTTTGCTGCGGAATATGTGGAAGCCACGCTGAAAATCTCAATGTCTGCCTCATCAACGGGTGTGCCTCTTTTGCTATCACTAGGGCTGTTGGACACAACGCTGTACACGATGTAGGGCGCGTCAGCTCCCTCAACTGCTAGTTCTGGATAGATGCGGTTGGTGATGGCTGTGACATCGCTGGCGTCAAGCAACAAGGCGCGTATGGCTAGACCTACTTTCATTGCAGTAGAGCTTCACGGATGAAATTGCTAAACTCTTTTTTTAGCAAGCGATTGCGCAGCTTCATTGCACGATTCTGTGTGGCGCGTTTGCCTTTCATAAATACGCCAGTGTTTACCGTTGTCTTTTTCTTACCAAAGCTGTCACCACCTTCGACAATGTGGGCAAACCAACCGTCACTCATCTTTGTGATGGATGCACGGCCATTAACTGTGCGCACGCCTTTTTTGCGGCCTCCAATGTTCTTGGTCAATGGACCTGCAATCAATTTGGTTTTGTCGTAGTCCTCTGGTTGATAGGTTCCCAAAGAACGACGGAGCGTACCACGCCTGACATAGAAGCCCTCACGATCTTTAAACTGTACCAAGATGTCACGGTCAAAGTCTTTGATATTGGCGTTGAGGTAGCCTAGGTACACATTGGCCACGCGCCTGTTGAGGTTCACAATTTGATTCTCATGTTCCTTGGACCACTTTGCCAAGTACCTCAAGCGCCTGTTGATTTTGTCTTGACCTGTAACGGTGAAACGTGCGCCAGCACCAGAGTCACCACCAATTAGGTTGGCTGCTCTGGCTTGGTCTGCGGCTCGTCGTGTTGCTCTATCCTTGTATGCCATCACTCTGAAACTACACGTTCAGTAACTAGGTGAAGCTCATTCTTGCGGCCTACCTCTTGGATGGCAAGGATGTTGTAGTACTCCGCGCCATACTTCACACGGTCGCTTGCTGCAACGGTGCGTGTGGTGGAGCTACTACGAATGCGCCAGGTAACGCGGTTGATGCTGGTTTCCTGTTCTAGTTGCACGTTGCTGCTGGCGCTCTTATTGTCCAAGGCAGCCCAAACAGTAGTCAAGTCCGACCACGCGCCTGTAGGCTCGCCAAAGTCGTTGACAGCTGTGCCACGCTGTTGTAGCGTGATGCGACGATCCAAGAAACCGACATTCATTGCCGCATGTCAATTATGCGTTCGCTGCTCAAAAGGCTGCGCACGCTCATGGGCATCTCTGTTGCTATGGTGCCTGTGACAACGGCTCGCCTGTTTTCGTACCAGTGTGTCACAAGCAACTTGGTGGCCACCTCTACAGAAGCAGACGCCACCTTGCCAGCTGCGCAAGTAATCCTAACAGGTGAAGCGTTGTAATCTTCTAGGTCAGGTGTATCGTGAAAGCTTATTCGGGTTGTGTTGTCCGTCAAAGTTTCAAAGTAATACTTGCTGGTATCCAAAGTCCGTTCTGTTCCGCTTGTGTCATCGTACTTGACGTTGGTGACGCCAGTAACTGGACCGAAAGCAAGGGATGCGGTGCGCCACCTTTCCAAGTAGAACACAGCTGTACTACTTGCCGTGAAGTGACGGTTGCAGTAGTCACTGATATGAACAGACGCAGCATCGAGCAAAGACGTAATTGTGGTGTCTTCGTCGCTGTGATCTACACGCAAGAACTCCTTCATATCTGCTAGAGATACAACTGCAGTTCCTCTTGTGTAGGTTGGCTTTGTTATGATCATATCAGAGAAAAAAAAGGAAGCCCAGCCCTATTGCCAGGCTTCCAAGTTTTGGTCAATTAGCTAAACTCCTGGATGTTGGCCAAGGCTCCTGCCTGACGCACATCCGTGTCGTAGAACTTGTTCACGTGCAAAGCAATCTGCGCTGTTCCTGCGTTGCTGTATGGATCAACCAAAAGGTCGATACCACCAAAGAACGCGAGAATCATTCCCTGTGCAAAGTCACCAAAGATGAGGTTGCCAGGAAGCGTTGCAGAGTCTGCGAGGTTAGGTGTGAAGAAAGTTTGGAAACCGTCAATGCTATTGCCGTCCATCACTGCTTTGATAGAATCAACTGCAGTTTCACCCTTTAGGATGGCCATGGCAGATGGAGAACCAACAAAAGCACAGCGTGACAAGTCACCGCCTGCAGCCAAAACAGCCTTTTCCAGAGCTGTGATATCTGCATATCCGATGGCAGCGTCTTTGTCGCTTGTGTTAGCGGTGGCAGCCTTTGTGAAAACAGCCTTGTCAATATGCTCATTGATGCCAGCTGACAACTCACGTGCAATCAAAGCGTCAACAGATGGCCCGCCTTGCAACATCAATTGCTTGCTCCACAAAGTTCTGTTTGCAACCCGAATAGGATTTAGAGTCAAAGTGTCCATGTCAAGACCAGAGGCAGCGTCTGCAGAAACTTCTGTTTCTTCTGTGGCGCCAGCCTTGGTTGACACGCGTGGGAACTGCAAGTTTGCAGATGCGTTGTTAATTGTAGTAACTCCAACGCGCTCGGCCATGGTTGGTGTGCGAAGAGCGTCAATGGCTCCTGGCACTTCAGTAGCTACAAAGCCAGAACCCGCACCAGGTGAGACAGCGCTGAACTCATCAGCATCACCAATGCCGCGGTACAATGCGCTGCCTGGAATACCAATCTGGCCAGACATGTTGAGGCCGCGTGACTGCATTTCGCGTGACGCTTCCTGCGCCCACTCTGCCTCTGCACCTTCCAAAGCCTTGCCAAAGCTGGCGGCCTGTACAGCGCGGCTCAAAGAAAAGCTGCGGTTGATTTTGTTGATTTCCTTGACCTCGGTGACAGTCGTGCCACCCATCTGGGCTTGACGTGCAATCATGTCTTCGTGGGCTTGGCGACGCTCAATCTTGGCGTCCAGACGCTCCACCTCGCGCTTGGCTAGGTCAGCTTCCTCTTGTTCGTTGTTGGACCAATCGCGGTTCTCTGTGTCTGCGATGTTGACCAACTCTTCAAAGCGATCTGCGTGCTTGGCACGTGTCGCCTTCATCTCGTTGAGATTCATGGTTGTTGTTTTAGAAATAGTTTCACTCTTTGTATCTGTGTCGGCCTCTGCTACTGCAATGGCTTCGTCAAGTTCAAGCTGTTGGTCACGCGCTTGCACCGTGGCGGCTGCGTATGCTGGGTAGGTCACGGGTGACACATCCAACAACTGCCGCACCTTGTCAACGCTCCTTACCGTGCGCTCCTCGTTCCAGCTCTGGTCTTCAATGGTAAAGGCAAACGAAGACTGTGAGATGTCGCCACGCTTGACGCTCTCGTAAAAATCTTTGGCATAGGACTGGTTGCCTAGCTTGACGCGGTACTTTAAACCACGCTCGTCTGTTGACAGCTCTAGTGTGCCGTTCTCGGTACGTCC